GCCCTAATTGGATAATTTGTTCTGCTAATCTTTTTAATGTATATATTGTTAATAATAAAAATAGCGGTGGCATTTTAGGTTTAGCTTCATTTAACTCAGGGTACGGCGTTAGATACTGGTACAACAATACTTTACGCCAACAAATTTATCATTACAACAACAATACAGAAATTGGTATTCCTTTTAATACTGTGCCTGACGATGCGGTACAAACACCATTACAAAAAGTATCTTTAAATTACACACCTTCAGTTACAGGTCTTACAAATGCAAACTATGGTACTTCTGTTCTAGTTAGACAAAATGCGTTTGTAATTCCACCTGTTGCTGTTTATGGTTCGTTAATTAATTTTTATGATTCTGCTCAATCAACAACTGGAACTGTAAATATTTACATTAAAGCGTATTCAGGAATTAATGCTCAAATTGTTAATTTGCAAGTTCTTAACGGCACAACACCAATAGGAACAGTAACGCAAGCATTAACTACTACGCCTACTGTTTATAAAGTGGTAACTTCACAGGCTGTAACCGATGTTAGGCTTGCCCTTTGGAATAATGACACAACTCGTAATACTAATGTTTATATTCAACAAATTATTGTGGAATACGCATGATTAATTACCTACTCCTAGCTATCTTCATAGCCCTTCAATGTGGGGATTTTTACACTACCTATACCATTATTAAGTCTGGTAAAGGGCATGAGGCTAATCCTATTTTGGCTACATTAATGGCTAAATTGGACATGGCAGGAGTGTTGGCGTTCTTTAAACTAGGCGCAATCCTAATCGCTGTAATGTTAGTGGACTACTGGTACATCCTAGCTGGACTAGACGCTTTGTATGTTTGGGTAGTTTGGAATAACTACAAGGTTATGACCAAGTAATGTTTCAAACTGCTTTTCAGCCTAGTGCCTTTCAGCACAACGCATTTCAAGTTTATCCTGCTGGTCACGAAGGGGTAGGTGGAGATGATGCTGGCTGGACTAGGGAAGAACTGCTCAGAATCCAAAAGATTCAACAGAAAATAGCTGCAAGACAGCGTTTACTGGAAAAAGCAACTAAAGACGCAAATGCTTCACGCAAGCAATCAATCCGTGATCTAGTATCACCTGTTGCTAAAGTTAAGATAACTAAAGTACAATCAAAACAAGAGGTTAAAGCTGATATACCGTTGGCTGAAACAGAAGATTTACAACGGTCTATAAGCTACCTTGAAAGACAACGGGATAACATCCTTGAGGCAGTAGCTTACAGAAACCAGCAATCTCTTATACAAGAGCAATTGATGTATATGGAAGCCAAACGCCTAGAGGAACTAGACGATGAGGTTTCATTATTACTGCTCTTACATTAAATCCGCACTCAGAATACAAAAAAGCCTACGAGAATCTGCACGCAGGCCGTTATCAGGCTGGATTTCGCTTATTTGAATACCGATGGCATCCTGACATTCTTGCCAATCAAAAAATCCCTTACGCTAGAGAACCAGCCAATCTTCCTACATGGCATGGGGAATCCTTATTAGGTAAAAGCATTACTGTCCAAATGGAGCAAGGCTTTGGCGATGTCTTTATGTACGCTAGGTTCTTGCCTGCTTTAAAGGTCATGGGTGCTAAAAAGGTCACAGTTTTAGTCCCTGCTTCCCTATTTAGGGTCATGGGGCAGATGGAATGTATCGATGTCATCACCAATATGACAGAGGAAGGCCCTGCTACCGAATCTGACTACTGGATTGGGGCTATGTCCTTGCCTTATTACATTCAATGCGGTGATCCCTATGTTAAGAACCTGTTTCCTGTAAATAATAAGAAAGTCGTGTACTCAGAAGGCTATTTTGAGGCTAAACCATCCAATATTCCCCCTAAAATCGGGGTGAATTGGTACGCTTCTAAGGGTAATCTTCACTACATTAAGTCGATTGCCGACCATGAAATGCTTAAATATGTGGGAGATGACTGTTACAGCCTAAATCCCGAGTCTGACGGCTTTTTTCAACCACTACCTAATGATGGGTGGAAAGAGGACTGGAGTTTCACAGCAAGCCATATGAAGGCTATGAAGGGCATTATTACTGTAGACACGGGAACGGCTCACATGGCTGGTGCTTTGGGCATTAAAACCATTGTTTTGCTACCTAAAGAAGAATTTGTCTGTTGGCGGTGGAAAAATGCCCGTTGGTATGACAGCGTTTGCCTGCTTAGACCCCATGAATATGACCAAATCCCCGAATTGATAAGGAGAATGTGATGCAATGCCCTAATTGTGGATGGATAGAAAATAACCATGTCGAAGTTAAAAAGACTGATGAGGAGTTTTTCCTTGAGTGGTGGACACCGACCATTGGCTTAGAAGCTGCGAAGGCTTCTTGGCTAGATAAGATCGCTATGAAGTCTAGGGAAGCCCCTATGGTGCTATCTGACATCGAAGGCCACATCTCTATGGCTGATGGAACTTGGGTATCTAGCCGTTCTAAGCACAGAGAAAACCTAAAACGCAACAATTGTATTGAATTGGGCAACGATGTCCAAATTCAACAAAAAGTGCATGAATTTTCAAGAAAAGATCAAGAAGCCCGTAAGCGTCAAATTGCGGAAATAGCCTACCAAAAACTTTCCTATAAATAAGGAGCATTAAATGAGTGAAGAACTAGACCGCAGGGAAATGTTAGAGGCAGCATTAGAACAAGCTGAAGAAGGCACTTTACAACCCCCAGTAGAAAAGGAGATTGAAGTAAATGACGATCCAATCCAAACCGAAGAAAACGACAGTACCGAAAGCAACAACCGTGATGAAAAAGGTCGTTTCAAGACAGAAGAAACCAGTAGCAAAGACCATTCCGATCAAGAACCTGAACTGGCTACAGAAGCTAGTGATGCTAATGAAGAAGAAGTAAAGGCTCAACGCCCTACTACATGGAAAAAGGAATATGTAGAGATTTGGGACAAGATGGAGAAGGGCGAACCCTTAAAGAAGGAAGATTTCAGCAAATTTGCCGAATATGCCAATCAACGGGAAGCCGAATACAAGCGTGGTGTATCTGCTTACAAGGCTGAAGCCGACAATGCAAGACAATTAACTGAGGCTATTGGGCCATTTGTTCCTGAACTACAGGCTCAAAACATTCACCCAGTAGCTTGGATTAATAACCTTGGTCGTGCTCACATGATCCTATCTAAAGCACCGTATCAGGAAAAAGTGCAGATGTTTCATAGACTTGCACAAGATTATGGAATACAATTAAATCAAGATAGTTTACAAATGCCTGAACAGGCGTATGTAGACCCGTATCAACAACAGTTAATGCAACAACTTCAAGCTACCCAGCAACAAGTTCAGCAACTGTCAGCGATACGAGATCAAGAAGAAAATGCTCGATTGACCTCAGAAATCAGTCGAGTAAGTAGTGACAAGGGGCGGTTTCCGCACTTTGAGATGGTAAGGGAAGATATGGCTCAATTACTTGAGCGAGGTTTAGCCCAAGACCTAGAAACGGCTTATGCAAAAGCTGTGCGTATGAACGATGAAGCTTACAAGCTAGAACAGGACAAACTCCTGAAATCGGCAGGTAACCAAGCATCTAAGGCACAACAAGTAGCAAAAGCTAAAGCAACTGCGGTTAGTCCGAAGTCCGTTACTCCTAGCGGTCAGGTGTCTAAAACAGATGCAAAGGATAGACGCTCGCTGTTAATGGCTTCTTTAGCCGATGCAGAGGGTGGTCGGGTTTAACTTAATTTTATAAAGGAAATATCATGGCATTTGCTAACTCAGCAATCACCGATATTATCGCTACCACCATTCAAAGTCGTAGCGGCATATTGGCAGATAACTTGACACAAAACAACGCAATCCTACAAAGATTGAACTCCAAGGGTAATGTACGCCCATTCTCAGGTGGTAATGTGATTTTGGAAGAAATCATGTACAACGACCCAAATACTAACAACGCTAACTCTTATAGTGGCTACGAAGTATTGAACATCACTCCTGACAGCCCTATCTCTGCGGCTCAGTACAGCATTACTCAGTATGCTGATTCTGTGACAATGAGTGGTCTAGAAATGTTGCAAAATAGCTCTAAAGAAGCAATCATCGACCTGTTAGATGGTCGTATGCAAGTTTCTGAAGCCCGTTTGTTAAACCGTATCTCTACTGACATCTATGGTGACGGTACAGGTAATGGCGGTAAAAACATTACTGGTTTGGCTGCTGCTGTCCCAACAGCTAATACAACTGGCACATACGGTGGTATCAATCGTGCAAACTGGACATTTTGGCAAAACCAATCTTCCACAGGTGCTGATTCTTCCACAGTAATTCAAGCTGCTATGACTACTGCCGCTATCAAATCTGTTCGTGGCACAGACAAAGTAGACTTAATTGTTGCTGGTAACACCCTGTATCAACGCTATGTTGCATCACTCCAAGCTATTCAGCGTATCGCTGGTGTAGACGAAGGTGCTGCTGGCTTTGCTTCATTGAAGTTCTACGGTGGTGGTATGTCTGCTGATGTGGTCTTGGGTGGCGGTTATGGCTCACAAGAAACAGCATTGAATATGTATTTGTTGAACACAAACTACATTTTCTTGCGCCCACACAAAGAGCGTAATTTCGTTCCTATCGGTGGTGAGCGTCAGTCAATCAATCAAGATGCAATCGTGAAGCTTTATGGTTGGGCTGGTAACTTGACAACTTCTAACAGCTTCTTACAAGGTGTTTTGACAGGTACTGCATAAGTACTCATCAACTCAACTTAAATAGAATAGAAAAGGAAATTATCATGGCTTATTCAGTACTCCCCATCGCTGGTGTAGATTTGGTTAGTTTGGCTCAAACCAACCCAAACTCTGCTGGCACAGCAATTGCAACATTTGGCCCACTCGGAGCAGAAACATTTGGTTCTGATGGCTTGCGTTATGTATTTGCACAAGCTGGTGCGGCTATTGCAGCCTCAGTAGCAACCTGCTCAATTAACGCTTCTACTTTTGTAGCTACAGGTTCAGGCGGTACATACGCTGGGCCTACAACTGCAATGGCTTCAGGCGATTATGCTTGGTTCAGTAAGGCTAGTGTTTAATAGCAATTTGTAGTAAAAACGAAGGGTTACCTCAAAAGGGTAGCCCTTTTTTTCTTTAACCGTTGTACCTTTAATACCTTGAAGGAGATTTACTATGGCTTTACCATCAGATGAGCAGGGCGCAGACGCAAGATTACAGGTTCGTTTCTATAAACGACCAGTACATCAGGAGCAGGAATCCCTAGAGGCTGGCAGACCAATTTACAAAGAATTTGATTTTGTACATATTTGTGTAGCTGGCGATACCCTTACTGAAATTGATACTTATGTCCTAAACAACCATAAAACCCGTTTTCCTATCCAATGGGCAAACTATCAAAATAGACAGGGTGCAAACGACCAAGAAGTAGTCGGAACTCCTGTATCTGAGTGGCCTGTAGTGTCAAAATCTCAGGCAGAAGAACTACGGGCATTGAAGTTTCATACCGTAGAAGCTATTGCAGGGGCATCAGATCAACAATTACAGCGTATGGGTATGGCAGCAGGAATGTCACCTTATGCGTTCCGTGATAAGGCAACGGCATTTTTAAATCTAGCATCAAACGCAGCACAAACTGACAAGCGTGAAAGTGAAATTAACGATTTAAAACAAGAACTTGCCAAAAAGGAACAAGAAACTGCTAAAATAAAGGCTGAAACAGATGCGAAGCTAGCCCAAATGCAGGATCAAATGGCAGCTATACTTGCTGCTGTTGGTGAAAAGAAACCCCGTAAATCTAAAACGGTAGCCACAGAGGAAGCTTAATATGTCATACAATCTGCTCCAATTGGTACAGCAAGTAACTGCTGAACTAAATTTAGCCATTCCTACCTATGTCATTGGTAATCCAAGTCAGGATGTGCAACAAGTCTTAGCTTTGATGAACCGTGCTGGGTATAACTTGGTTAAGGAGCATGATTGGCAGGCTTTGGAACTGGAATATCGGTTCTACACCAACGCAATAACAACGACTTGTAATACTACGAATGGTACTTATCTATTAAATAACATTCCTAGTACCGCAGGGCTTGATAGCAATTATTCCATTATAGGGACATCAATTCCCCAAGATACCTATGTTGATACTGTTTTAGACGCTAATAGCCTAACAACTACCCAGTTATCTTCAGCTACTTCTGTAGGTGGAACGGTCACATTTAGCAGGACTATTTACCCTTTACCACCTGACTACGAAACTATTACGGATAACACCCATTGGGACAAGACAAAGCATTGGCAGATGCTTGGCCCAGTCGATGCACAACAATGGCAATGGCTAAAGTCGGGTTATATCTCCACAGGGCCACGGGTTCGCTGGCGTATCCTTGGTAATGAATTTCAGATTTGGCCACCCTACAATACCCAAGAATATCTAGGTTTTGAGTACCGTTCTAAAGGGTTTGTGCGTGACACAGTAGGTAATGTAAAGAATAGCTTTACTGCTGATACCGATACAACTGTTTTAGACGATACCATTATCGTTTTGGCTACAAAGCTTAAATACTTCCAAATTAAGTCTTTCGATACTACTGCGTTGCAACAAGATTACCAGCGTTATCTAAGTATTGCCAAGGCTAATGACAAAGGTTCTGCTACCCTATCTTTTGCTCCACAGCCAAGTGCCGTGCTTATCGGATGGGCTAACATACCAGACACTGGCTATGGGTCTTAATGATGCTTCCATCTAGTTCCATTTTTGATTCTGCTAATAAGGCTTTGTTTTACGCCATATTCTTCAGCAATAATTCGCTGAAGTCGATCATCTTTGCAAATGGCATCAATCTGAAATTGTTTCAATTTAGCCCAATTACAGCGTTCTCCGCTATTGCTAGTGTTATGTCCAAATTTATCAAGAATGTTATTTTTGTGAGTATCCCAGCGAAGATTGTCAATATGGTTGTTAAAAGCATTGCCGTCATTGTGGCAACCTTCCATGCCTTCAGGACAAATTCGTACAAATGCTTCAAGAACAAGTTTGTGGGGTTTTCGAATATGCGGTTTGTTTTCTTTCCAAAGATTAACAAAAGGTCTGTTCAACTTTTTATCAACGCTTATTTTTTTAAGTCTTTTATTTTTAAAGGATCGAACATTTCCATGATTAGAAACTTCATACAATCCTTTAAATCCAACTACATCAAGCCATTGTTCCATAATAATCCCCGTTATCTAACTATGGGAATATTATAACATGGCGGCTCAAGGTCGAAATGCCACAACTACATCGATGGCAGCACCCATCGGTGGCTGGAACAATCGTGATTCATTGGCAGAAATGCCACCCTTGGATGCGGTTCAATTAATCAATTTTTGGCCTACCCCTACCGATGTACAACTGCGTAAGGGCTGGACTAAGTACAGCACAGGAATTACAGGTAAAGTTAATACCATTATTAATTACCCTACTAGCACGGGTGAAGGATATACATTATTCGCATTTGCTGAAGATAAGATTTATGACGCTACTAACGCTACGGCAACTGTAGTCTTTAGCGGTCTAACAAACTCTAAATGGCAATATGTCAATATTTCTACTGCTGGTGGTGACTTTGTTATTGCGGTAAATGGTGTTGATCCTACCCTAATTTATGACGGCACAAGCTGGGCATACATGGCAACAACGCAAACTGCCCAAACAATCAGCACAATTACCCATGTTGGGACTACCGCAACTGTTACTACTGCTGCACCGCACAACTTAATTACTGGCAACAGAATTACTATTTCAGGTGCTACTGCCAACGACTACAACGGAACTTATGTCATTATCAAAACAGGAGCAAGTTCGTTTACTTATGTAATGGCTACCACTCCTGCCGCTAATGCTACTGTAGTCGGGACTTACACAATCACAGGAATTACAGGCGTAAATAGCAATACATTTTCTAATGTTAATTTGTTTAAAAACCGCCTTTATTTCTGTCAAAACAACAGTTTAAGCTTTTGGTACTTGGATGTAGAGGCTATCTCAGGCCCAGCAACTGACTTTGCTTTAGGTGCGTTTTACCGCAATGGCGGTTACTTGCAAGCAATGGGAACATGGACTTTAGATGCTGGTTATGGTGTAGATGACTTTGCTGTATATGTAACCAGTATGGGAGAAATTCTTGTTTACAAGGGATTTGATCCTAGCGACCCTAATAACTGGGCTATGGTAGGTCTATGGCAGATGGGTCAAACCTTTAGCCGTAGATGCTTCTTTAAATGGGGCGGTGATCTGCTTCTTTTAACCCAAGATGGACTTCTTCCATTAACTGCTTCATTGCAATCAAGCCGACTTGATCCCCGTATTAATCTGACAGATAAGATTTACTATGCCGTTAGTTTGGCGGCTAGTGCCTATTCAAACAATTTTGGCTGGCAAATCAATTACTTAGCAGAATCTAATATGCTGATATTGTCTATTCCTACTGATTTAGGGATGGAGCAGTATGTAATGAATACCATCAATAAGTCTTGGGCTAGATTTACTGGAATAGAAGCTTATTGCTTTACTGTTTCGGGTGACCAAGATATGCACTTTGGCGGTGATGGATTCGTAGGACTGTTCTTTAATAGCAATTCTGACAATGGCGCAAATATCGTAGCTAACTGCCAACAGGCTTATAACTACTTTGATAGTCGTGGACAGCTTAAACGCTTTACCTTAATTCGACCTATATTCCAAACAAATAATGGTTTTCCTACAGTCTTATGCGGTATTAGTACCGATTTTGATACTATCCCCCTGACCAATCAAATAGCCTTTAATCCATCCGCTACTAATATTGGATTGTGGGATACAGGATTATGGGATCAGTCTAACTGGGGTGGTGGACTTGTTACTACAAAATACTGGCAGGGTGTGACTGGAACTGGCTTTGCAGCGTCTATTAATCTAAGCGTAGCATCACAGGGAATAGAATTTCATTGGGCATCAGTCGATTATGTAATGGAGCGTGGGGGTGTCTTGTAGTGCGTAGAGTTACTACAGAAGATCAACAATATATGGGTGATTGGCTGGTTCGCATGATGAACTACCCGTTACCACTAGAAACAGTCTGTATAGGTCAAGAAATTGATGGAGTTTTAGCAGCAGTAGTAGGATTTGCCAGTTTTATGCCAAAAGCGTGTCAAATGCACATCGCTGCGGTGGATGAAGTGAACTGGATGAGCAGAGATTTATTGTGGGCGGCTTTCGATTATCCCTTTAATAAACTTGGAGTTAGCGTTATACTAGGGCAAGTTTGTGCAGATAATGAATCTGCCCTAAAACTAAACCGACACCTTGGTTTTAAAGTAATAGCCGAAATCCCTGATGCTCACATGGATGGAGATTTAGTGATTATGGCTATGAGGCGTGAAGATTGTCGCTTTCTCGACATCAAATGCCCTTTAAGAACAGCAAGAGGAGAATGACATGGGTGGTGGTGGATTTTTAGGATTAGGGCCTGCGCCAAGTGCGCCAGCAGCCCCCGATTACACAGGTGCAGCGCAAGCTACCGCAGCAGGTAACTTAGCAGCAGCCCAAACAGCTACCGCAGCAAATCGTGTAAACCAAGTTACTCCTTACGGAAACTTAAACTATACCCAACAAACGGATGCTCAAGGCTATCCTACTTGGACAGCTACCACTTCATTATCTGATGTTGGACAACAGCTTTTAAACAATCAAAACAACGCTTCTTTAGGTTTAGGTTCTGCAATTACATCCCAATTGGGTAATGTACAGAATACGATGGGTCAGCCGTTTAATCCGAACTTGCCACAAGTCGGTATTAATGCAGGTCAGAATTATCAAGATGCAGCAATGCAACGCCTTGCTCCACAATTACAACAAAGTCGTGAATTATTGACAAATCAACTTGCTAATTCAGGTATTCCAGTAGGTTCAGAAGCTTATAACAGAGCGCAAATGAATCAAGCCCAAAAAGAAAATGACTTGTTGGCTGCTAATACTACTCAAGGCTTTAATACTGGATTGGCTGCAAATCAGCAAGCTTATAACCAAGCTTTGACTAACTACAATATGCCCCTTAATACTTTAAGTGCATTGCGTACAGGCTCACAGGTTCAAAACCCAACATTCCAAAATGTCCCCCAACAAGCTACTACTGGTGGTGCTGATGTGTTAGGTGCTACAACGGCTACTGGTAACTATAACTTAGCTAATTCTAATGCTCAGATTGCTGCACAAAGCGGATTTAATAGCGGTTTAATGGGTCTAGGCGGTAGTTTAGGTGGCGCAGCCATAATGGGTGCAGCTATGTCCGACATTCGTACTAAAGAAAATATTGAGCCTATTGGCGTGGCTGATAACGGATTGACTGTGTATAAGTTTGAATACAAACCTGAGTTTAAAGATCACGAATTAGCTGGTTATGGCGTTCATTATGGTTACATGGCTCAAGAAGTAGAACAAGTATTCCCTTATGC